GACAAAAGTTTCGGAGTTACTGGGGAATGACGCCGACCGAATGGGCGGCGGTTGTTACATGCTGCATTGGTGTAGTGGCCGCCGTCTATTCTGGCGTGAAAGTCATGGTTCGATCCGTGCTTGCAGAATTCAAACCAAATGGCGGATCAAGCCTTAAAGATCAGGTTAACCGCATAGAAGCTCGGTTAGACGTGTTGTTCAACAAATTGATTGACTAGCCTTTACAATTATGCTATGGCAGCCAAACGACCTACTCGCAAACGCGTAGCAACAGTTAAAGACGTTGACTATTCGCCGCTGGAACAATACTGCATTGCCTTGAATGAGTATTACAAAGCATTGCGGAAAGCTGGTTTTAGCGTTGAAATTGCATTAGGTATTTTGAGCGACAAAGACGCTTATCCTGGCTGGATTTTGCCTGAGCCAGTCGATCCAAACAAAATCGGTTCGACGGAATACGAAGACGACGACGAATGAAAAAAATAGTCGTTGTCAGTGATCTTCAAGTGCCTTTTGAAGATGTACGGGCAACGCGTAATTTGGCAGCTTTTATCAAAGCTTTTAAAACGGACGAAGTCATAACAATTGGCGACGAAATTGATTTCAACACAATTTCAAAATGGTCGCGTGGGCTAAGTGAGGAACACGAACCGACTATCGGCCGCGACCGTGATCGCTGCGTTGAGTTATTGTGGGAATTGACCCGTCACGTGCCGAAGGCAAGCATGGTGCGGTCGAATCACACAGACCGTTTGTTTAACTCAATTGCCAGCCGTCTCCCTGCATTACTCGGCGCGCCTGAGTTAAAGTACGAAAATTTTATGAAGCTTGATGAGCTAGGCATTGACTTTTATCGCAAGCCTTACCAAATCGAGGGCACAAACTGGATCGCTATTCATGGCGACGAACAGGGCACAACGCCAAACGCAGGTGCGTCGGCTTTAAGAGCTGCGCGGCTTCATGGTAAATCCGTCGTTCAAGGTCACACGCACCGTTTGGGCATTTCAACATTTACCGAATCTAGCGGTTACAAAATGGGTCGGACATTGTGGGGCATGGAAGTAGGCAACCTCATGCGCTTTTCAGCTGCAAAATACACAAAGGGGACAGCCAACTGGACGCAAGGGTTTGGCATTTTACGGGTCGAAGGCTCAAAGGTCAGCCCGCAAATTGTGCCAATTGAACGCGACGGTTCATTTATTGTTGACGGCAAGGTTTTTGGCTAGCGACACGCCGCACAACACGCGCAATGCTTGATTTTGTCAGACTCATGCTTCACCCTTATTGCAGGTGGTAATGGTTGCCACCTAGATTCGGGAGATCGAAAAATGGTAGTTGACTTGCTTGACGGCGAAACATTGTTTCGCTTGCTTATGTTACTCATTTGGTCAGTCATAACAATTGCGATTGGCTATTCAAAAGGCTTTAAAGACGGCCGTCGTGAAGGTTTAGCACGCGGCAGGGCAATTGGCCGTCATAGCTCAAATGCGGTGAAAAAATGACCGAATTGGCTGAAACAATCAAAATGGCAATCACAACATCATTCGGGTGTTGTCACCAAACACAAGGCCACGGCTGCACGTCTTGCTTATCACAGCACATTGCTGACACATTAGTTCACCAAGTCGAAGGGAAGTTAAATGGGTTTCCTAGATAACTACGAGGCTTCACGGGAAAGACTTGAACGTTGGTTGGCAATGTATCCCACGGGCAGGATAGAAACGCGGATCGTTGAATTTAGTGCCGAAAAAGGCTATGTCCTTGTCGAAGCTAAGGCCTATCGCAAACAAGCTGACGAAGAGCCAGCGGGCATTGATTATGCACACGGCTACATTGGCGCATACCAGCCAAACATGAAGCGTTGGTTTGTTGAGGACACAGTCACGAGCGCGATCATGAGAGTTCAACAGCTTGTCATGGGTGGTGCTGAGCGCAGCACAAAAGAGATCATGTCGCAGGTTGAAACAAAAAGCGCAGTCGTGGCAAATGCCGAAAAGGAATACGACTACTGGACGACAAAATTTGGTGACGTGCCTAGTTACAAAACTGAAGCCGAAGTTCACGCCGCTGGCATTGTGACGGCAGCTGATGCCATTTCACAGATTGCTAGTGAGCTTGGTGGCAAATTGGCTGAGGAAAGCCCGCAATGCTTTCATGGTCACATGATCTGGAAAAATTCAGCTGAAGGATCAACAAAAACATGGGGCGGGTACTTTTGCACTGAACGCACAAAGGCAACGCAATGTCAGCCACGTTGGTACGTTTTGGCCAGTGACGGAAAATGGAAGCCACAGGTATGAGCGATTTCAATTTAAAGAAAATCTACACATCACCAGACGGCAAGATTTACAGTTTCAGCGGATACGGTGGGGTTGAAAATTGCTCGGATTGTGATGATTTTACCCAGGTGAATGAATACGACCGTGATGATTCGTTGGTTGTTTTCTTCTGCAAGCGTTGTGAGGATCGGTTGCATTTATGAGCGATTACGTCGAGCTAATTAACCCGCAAACAATGACGTGCCGTTTGTTAAAAAATGGCGCAGTTGTGGCAATTTACAAAATGAGCCAATGTGACAAATGCTCATTGCTGTCAAAACATGACGATTTTGGGTATCAAAAAGGTTATGACGCAACTGAAAAAATAATCTGGTTTTGTGGTGGCTGCCGTTGAAAATGAAATTGCACCGTGATGAACAGGTTATCTGTTTGCTAGCTGCGATCAAATACCAGCAAAATGGCGGGTCAACCATGCCTAACATGTATGACAAAACAAAGTCATTTGCTGAATACATCATTGAGATCAGCGAAACAATTGCCAGTGAATGGGTTGTCGCCAAATACTTTGGTTTGCCGTTTGATCCATTCGAGCATAAATGGAAAAACAAAGCTGACGTTGGCAATTCAATCGAAGTCAAATGGACAAAGTACGACACAGGCCAGCTGATCGTTCATGAATACGACCGTCCCAATGACATTGCCGTGCTGGTGACTGGCACATCACCTGACTATGACATCAAAGGCTGGATTCCAATTGCCATGGCCAGGCGGGACAAGTATCGCCATTCAAAGCAACCAAACTGGTGGGTCACACAAATAAACCTGCAACCTATTGAAAATTTAAGGAAATCTAACTATGCAAACAGTGCAATTTGAATGTCGAAAGTGTAAAAAGATTACAAAGCAAGTCATTCACAAGATTACTGATTTATTGCCTAAAGGTGTTGAGACAATTCAATGTAGCGTTTGCACCTTTATGACCGTGGCAAACATAGGGGTTGACAATGAATAGTTATCCACAGGGTTTATCCACAAGGGGACAAAACTTGTGGGACTCGCTCAAGATTAGGCTCAGTGCTTGACACGGTTGCTACCATCAACACTCGCAGGCGAGCCGCTGAAGCGGTTAGCTCGCTGGCGTAGTTTGGTGGTTTTGGGCGTGCTTTGTGTCATGGGAATGACGCCTGCAAATGGAAGTCAAAACAACGTAGATCATTTAAAGATTTATGCACATGTAAAGCTTGTATCTTACAAAGAGTTTCAATGCTTCAATGCAATAATTCACAAGGAATCAAGGTGGGATTACAAAGCACGCAATGGCAGTCATTATGGACTGGGTCAAATGCGGTCAAAGCACTACGGTACGCTTGACCCATTTGCTCAGATCGATAGGACAATTGCGTACATCAAACACCGATACGACACAAGCTGCAAAGCATGGGAGTTTCATAAGGTCAAGGGGTACTACTAATGGCCAGTGCATTAGGTAACAATGGATCGACAAGTCAATGGCGTCGTATCAGGTCACGAATCTTGCAGCGAGATCAATACACATGCCAGCAATGCGGTGGCGAAGGCACAACAGTCGATCACATCATTCCCCGTGTGGCTGGTGGTGGAGATGACGAATGGAATCTTCAATGCTTATGCACAACCTGCAATTATTCGAAGGGGGGGCGGTTTTTTAGTACACCTTCTACACCCCTGACCCTTTCTTGTTTAAATTTGCCCCAAAACGACTCAA